GTCGGGCGGCCGAACTAGCACGCGGCACCGACATCCGAACGACGGCCCCCAAGGCTACCAAACCGGTGACAAATCCTGTGGCCGACACGGTGACCGGATTCGTCGAACCGGGGGAAGACAGCCGTCTGCCTCCCTCTAGATCAGTCATCGAGCGAGTCTACAAGGGCCAGAAGATTCTGGTACTGGTCCTGGAAACCGGCTTCGAATACGACGGAGCAATCTACAAGACACTCAGCGCTGTGGCCAAAAAGATCACGGGGCAGCACTGCAATGGGTATCACTTCTTCAAACTTAGCAAGAAAGGTGGGGAGCAATGAACAAACCCAACAACAATCACAGGCTGAACTGTGCGATCTACACACGAAAGTCCACAGACGAGGGGCTAGACAAAGAGTTCAATTCCCTCGATGCTCAACGCGAATGCGCCGAAGCCTACATCAAAAGCCAAACGCAAGAGGGCTGGAACTGCCTGCCCGATCACTACGATGACGGTGGGTTCACCGGTGGCAACATGGATCGACCGGCTCTAAAGCAACTGCTGGCGGACATCGAAGCTGGAAAGGTCAACTGTGTGGTCGTCTACAAAGTCGATCGACTGAGCCGTTCGCTGATGGACTTCGCCAAAATGCTCGAAGTCTTCGAACGTAACCAAATCGCATTCGTAAGCGTGACGCAACAGTTCAATACGACCAACTCGATGGGCCGGCTGATGCTAAACGTACTGCTTTCCTTCGCCCAGTTCGAACGCGAGATCATATCAGAGCGGACCCGCGACAAAATCGCTGCCGCCCGGCGGAAGGGAAAATGGTCCGGGGGGATGCCACTGCTGGGCTACGACATTGATCCACAGGGGGGCAAGCTCCGTGTGAATGAAGTCGAAGCCAACAGAGTCCGCAAGATCTACGATTTGTACATCGACCGAGAATCGATCATGGCGACCATCGCAGAACTTGACAATCGCAGTTGGAACAACAAGTCCTGGAATACCAAGAAGGGCATACTTCGAGGCGGTTCGCCGTTCACCAAAGCAACGCTGTTCCGACTCCTTACCAACGTGACCTACATTGGTAAATTAGCCTACAAAGACGAAATCAACGAAGGTGAACACGACCCGATCGTCACGCCCGATGTGTGGCAAAGGGTCCAGTCCCTGCTTCGACGAAACGGTCGGACTGGCGGTGTCGATGCAAGAAACAAATTTGGTGCCTTGCTCAAGGGAATCCTGCGATGCTCCTGTTGCGATTGCTCGATGACTCCGACGCATACGACAAAGAGTGGGGCCAAACGCTACCGATACTACGTGTGCATGAAGGCCCAGAAGCATGGCAGACGGATCTGCGAGTCGAAGTCGGTGCCAGCGGCCGAAATCGAGAAGTTCGTAGTCGACAAAATACGCCAAGTCGTAGAAAACGAGAGGCTTGTCGACGAGGTCGTGCAGCAAGCCAAAGTCCAGACACAACACGAACTCGACGCCCTTGTGGCCGAGCGAGACGAAATCGTGAAGGAGATCGAGTATTGGAACGAAGCCATCCGAATTGCTGCCCCCAAAATCAAACCAAATTCCCCAGATGCGAACCTGCTGAAACAGTTAGCAGATTGGCATGAGGATCTTCGGATTGCTGAGAATCGGCTCACCGTCGTCAACGCAAAACTAACCCTACTAAAGTCGCAGGCGCTGACATCCAACGATGTAGCCACAGCGCTCGATAGCTTTGAGCCGGTTTGGGAATCGCTCACGGTTCGCGAACAATCACGGATCGTCCAGCTAATCGTCAAGCAGGTCGATTACGACGGTGCCAATGGGCGAGTTACCATCACGTTTCACCCGGACGGAATCAAATCGATCGCCAGAAATAAACGACCCGAACTTGTGGAAGCCACATCATGAACGATACAGTAAGCGTTGATTTTCAGTTCTCAATCAAGCCACAGGGCCGAGGGGCTCGAAAGAGAATGGTTGAGAAAACGGGCACTTCGGAAGAGACCAAACCTCTAGAACGCATCCCTCGGATCGCTCGCTATATGGCACTCGCGATTCACTTCGAGGGTCTTATCAAGAAAGGGGTGGTCACAGATTTCGCTGACCTCGCCCGGCTTGGTCACGTGACGCGGGCTCGTGTGACGCAGATCATGAATCTACGGTTGCTTGCCCCAGAGATCCAGGAGGATATATTGCTCTCGGAATCGTCGGGGAACCTCGACCAGACAATTCAGCTTCAGCGACTACAATCGATAGTTTCTGTTGCTGACTGGAAGCAGCAACGGGCACTTTACTACGAAGAGAGGTCGCTCAAGCGACTTAGGATTCATCGCACTTGATTACTAGTCGTTTAGCTCAAAAAACTAGGCGATGCCCCAGGGCAAGGAAAAACACTTGGAGTGGTAGTTTGCATTATTTGATTTTGCGACAAAATTGAAAGAACTCGTTGAAAGAAAATTCTCCGCTTTCGGTTAGAACGTATTTGAAAACACTAGAACTAACGATCTCGGTGGATTCGGACAGTGATCAACTAGGAGTTAAATTTTGAAGTTTGAAAAATTGATTTACTCGTTGCTTTTGAATTTCGACTATCTGAAGCAGTCATTTAGATGGCTTTCAAATTCCAATGTAGATAGCGAACAAGAAAAAAAAGAAACTCAAGCGGTCAAAGAAACCACTAAAAAAATTGTCAAATTAATGCGTACCGATTGCACGGATAAGCCAGAAGGTTTTAGTTTTGTTGAAATGCGATGCAAAGAGCTTCTAGACTCAATCAAAACCTGCTTGTTTTTACCTGTCGCGGAAGAAAATAAAGACGACGTTGGCTGTAAATTCTACCTGTACTACGAGATTAGTGATTGGGCAGAAAATCTTGACTCAATTCATCTAAGCTTGTTAAGTAACCAAGACGCCTGGGGACCGGATACGGCCATCGCATGCATAAAGGAGGAATACGACATAATTATGGCTGGCGTCAATTCGATCAAGCTTGAGGAGGAACGACGACTACTACATAAAATCGACCGTGCGAATCGGTCGCTGTTTTTGTTTGGCGAATAATTTTAGGCTATCGATAACAACCCTTTCGAGATCATCTCGATTCTTTACGATGCCTTTGTGAAAGGGGTGCAGTGGGTCTCGCTTGAAGATATTAGAAGGCGATGCCAAGGCAACCACACGATAAAGGATACCGAAACGAGCAAGGCAGGGATTGCTGACGTTTTTACCGTAAGACGAATAGATCCTTTGACTAGAGAGAGATCGAGAAAAAAGATAGATGTCTGGAAAATCATCGAGACCAAAGGACGTAAGAGTCCCTCCTACCGACTGATTGATCCACGTGAGAAAAACCCGGAATAGAACCCGGATCAACCCGGAATAGAACCCGGATTGGGTTTGTTTTAATGCCTATCGTTGGCTGATCGCTGTGGTCAGCTTTGTTTCAAACGATAGGAGGTTGATCGTGAATCAATCAAAATCAGACGGAGTTGGCTGCTCGCTTCGTCATCGGACGTCCGGTACGAGGTTGGACCGTGGGGCAAATCGGCTCAGACAGCAACCAGGAACCGAAAGATCGCGTGCGACGGTAGCAGTCCGACTCTTGATGAAAAAACCGAGCCTTCGGCTACTTCAAGCGCTTCAACGCCACGGAGTACGCTCAGCAGCGGTGCAAAAACGCTCTTCGGCTGGCGCTGGATCCCACGGTTCTCTTTTCCGCGTTGGCCCAGAAAACCCAAGTTCTTGGTGGACCGTCCATCCAGGTCGAATCGGGAAATATGGGAATTTCCCAAAACCCGCTCTCGGGAATTTAGCAAATTTCCGCGAACTAAAACCCTGGTTTTTGCTGGGTTTCTCGTGATTGCACCAGTGGATTTTCTCTTTTCCCAAGGCTGTTTTGGGAATTTTCGCCAGTCGTAGGCGACGGGTCTTACTTACATCAACACAAAGCACCGCAAACAAGCGGTCGATCCCCACAGGCTTGCAATCTCAGACCTGTTCCTGTGGGGAATCGAAAAGGAATTATCAGATGGCAGAGGAAACAACACAGGCAAACCTAGGTGACGACAAATTCGTTCGGCGAGTAATTCATGGTCAGGTCAGAAAGGTGATCGCGACCACCAATCTTACAAACGAAGATCGAGACGATCTAGTCCAAGAAGCCTACGCCCAGATCACTAAAAGCTTGGAAAGTTTTGATCCTGCGGTCGGTCACATCCGTCCGTTTATCGTCACGGTCGTTCAGCGTCACTTAGGCAATGTCGTTCGTGATCGCAACGTCGCAAAACGTGCAACTCGCGGACGTGTGAGCCTGAGTAAGACCGTCAAGTCCGAGGAAGATTCCCATGTGGAAATGTCGCAGGTTCTACACGACAAGGACCAAGATCGGCGGTTAGGCCGCGAGCGTCGACTTAGCGATGAAGAGCTCAACGACCTTCGTCTTGATCTTGCCGCTTTTATGAAGACCTTACCCGAGAGATTCCAAGATCTTCTCCGTCGAAGGCAGACCCAAACGATCTCGGAGATTTCACGCGATTTGGGTGTTCCTCGAACCACGGTCAACGACTGGATGAGAAAAATCCAATCGCTTTTTGAGGACGCAGGATTTGACAGATATCTCGATGAGTAACCGTCAGTCGACCAATGAGTCGGGTATTTCAACAGATACCGAGAGCATGTTTCTTAGCGACAAACAACCCATGAAATTCTTGCTGAAAGATCCGCTGAAGATGTCAACGCGACTGGTGCCTCATGAGCCTGGAGAACGAAGGTGTCTCAAGTGCAACAAGCTGTTTCAATCCAAGAGCGCTGGCAATCGGATCTGCAAACCATGCTCGCAAACCAATGCGTCGATGAAGCTGAGTGAATCTCTGATCGCTCGGGAGCGAGGTGCAAAACGCCTTAACGGCAACCTTCTCGATAGGAACGACTCCTATCGGATGAATTTTTAATCGGTGACAAAACTGATTCACCGCCACTCTTTTTGAATACGGCAATTTCATGTCCCAAACTACGCTACCTCCTGAGACAAGCGACAAAAACGTGCTGACCTACTCAGCGCTCAATACGTTTCGCAATTGTCCTCGCAAGTATAAACATCGGTATATCGATAACCTACGTCCACGGATGAAGGTCGAATCGCTGTCGTTTGGAAGCGTAATCCACAGTGCCATCGAGATTTGGTATCGATCCGTCAACGATGTAAATCGCCTGTGGAAAGCTCTTGATTTCATCGACCGGAGCTTCCCCGAACGAGCCACGGACGAGAATCAAATGGCCAACTGGCATCTGGCACGAGCCATGTTTACAGGGTATGCCTCGCGCTACCCAACCGAGGACTTCAAGATCATCGAGGTTGAGAAAACCTTCACCGGACAGATTCGGAATCCAGACACAGGCCGCTGCAGTCAAACCTTTGTGATGGCTGGCAAAGCCGATGCGATCGTCCAGCGATCTGATGGGATGTATCTGCTCGAGCACAAAACCGCTGCGTCGATCGATGGCAACTACCTGGACAAATTGTGGACTGATACGCAGATCGCACTGTACTCGTTTTACCTCCGCGAGCTCGGCTATCCCATCGTCGGCATCATTTACAACGTGCTCCTAAAGAGCCGTCTCAAACAAAGCCCAGGTGAAACGGAGCAAGAGTACGAAGCTCGCCACGCGGAACTAGCCGCCAAGAACAAGAGCGGCAAGTCGACGGCCAAACGCCAGATGCCTGAAACCAACGAGGAGTTTCAGGGGCGACTGGCGGCATGGTACTCAAAACCAGAATCGTTCCATCGGGAGTTCATTTATCTCTCTGAAGAGCGGCTGGCCATGCTCCAAGATGAGGTCTGGGAGATCACCCAGCAGTACCTCGATGCACGACGACGTGGCAAATGGCTGCTGAACACATCGAGCTGCTTCTCGTACCAGCGTCCCTGCGAGTACCTCTCGTACTGCCAATCTGGCTTCAATCCCAACGTTGCGGAGAACCTCTATGAGATCACTCCACCGCATGAAGAGCTCACCTCGATCGATTCTGACTCACCCGTTTTTTGAAAGGACTGATTTGCGATGACCATCTTTTTACCGACCGAAGCTTCCAAGCCTGTGACCGAGCTTGGAAAACAATCCATCTTACTCTACGCAAATCCCAAACTTGGAAAAAGCACTTTTGCGAGTAAGGCACCAGGGGCACTCTTTTTCGAGTGCGAGCCTGGTCTGAACCACTTGGAGGTCTTCAAAGTACCGACCTACTCTTGGGAGGCGTTCCTCGAGGCTTGCAAGCTAGTTGCCAAGGGCGACCACAATTTCAAAACGATTGTGATCGATACGGTCGACAACGCTTTCAAAATGTGCTCCGACTACGTCTGTGCCAAGCATGGTATCGAGTACGAAGGGGACATGGGCCACGGTAAGGGATGGGCTCTGGTCAAAAACGAATGGCATCGGGTGCTTACTCGATTGGCCAGCTTGCCGTACGGCTTGATCCTCATTTCGCATGCGATCGACAAGACGATCGAAACGCGAACCGGGGAGTACACGAAGACCACTCCAAGTCTCCCGGATCGCGCACGCAATGTCGTATTGGGACTCGTGGACATCATTTTGTTCGGTGACTCGGTCGCCAAAAAGGATGCTGCGGGCAATGTTACGATCGAACGGGTGTTGCGCACCAAGCCCCATCCAACCTACGAGGCCGGTGATCGCACTGGCCGTCTGCCTGAATTGCTACCTCTTGATTACGAGCAGTTCGTCAAAGCCTTCAATTCTCCCGCTCGCAGCTCGGAAACCGGCACCAGCAGCGCAGCGAAGAGTCCCGCGCCGGCAAGCACTCCTTCAGCAAAGGCTAAATAGCTATGAATGGTCATGATTCATTCGAACCAAGCAACTCGCAGGTCGACCTCACATCATTCGATGATGTGTTCGAGTCTGCGGAGACACCTAGTTTCGAGGAGGTACCCGACGGCAAGTACCAGGTGAAGATCCAGACGGCGAAGCTTGAGTCCAGCCAAAAAGGGGATCCGATGATCAAATTCGATCTGGAGATCATCTCTGGTTCACAAGCAGGTCGGCATATCTTCAAAAACTCGGTCATCACCCAGGCATCGCTTCCGTATGTCAAAGCCGATCTGAAGACGCTGGGCTTAGAGCTTGCCAAGTTCAGTGAACTCTCGGGGCGACTCGAGGAGTTACTCGACGTGACGCTTGAGATTACCAAGCGGACTCGGGGCGACTACACGAACGTGTATTTCAACCGTCGGCTCAATATCGCTCGAGCTTCGAGTGGCCCAACAGAGGGAGAGAACCTTCCGTTTTAGCTGGTTGTTTGTTTGATCGGCACTATTTGTTTTTAGCGACGGCATGCTGCCGAGACAGGATGGCGTGACATGGAAATAGTCCTTCGCGATGTGGTTCTTTTGCCGGGTTCCTATCGCGTTTCCTAGTCCAGACTCCCCGAGCCTGTCTCGGCTTTTTCTTTCTCGTTACTCCGAGATTTTCAAAAAGGAAAACATGGATTTCCGAATAGTGATCGACTCAAGGGAAAAAGAGCCTTACACGTTTGCATGTGAAGTTCTAAAAGCCAAGCTTGATGCTGGCGATTACTCCGTGCACGGTTTTGAACAGCAAGTGGCCATCGAGCGAAAAAGCCTCTCGGACTTCGTTGGCACTGTGATTCACGATTACGATCGTTTTGCTCGGGAGCTTGAAAAGCTATCGGCGATGGATGCTGCGTGCATCGTGGTTGAAGCGGATCTGAATGCTGTACTTTGCAATAAGCACACCGATTCACTTAGAGCGGTTTCTCCACAATCGCTTCTTGGGGCGGCAACCTACATCGGCATCAAATACAAGATGCCAGTGTTCTGGTGTGGATCCAGACCCGCTGCCGTACGTTTTACCGACGCCTTTCTTCGGTCGTACATTCGGGAGATCTCTAGCAAAGGGGATCTTTGCCATGAGTAAGCAAATCTCTGGTTCGGTCGATCGAGTGTACTTCACTAGCGCCAAATTCTGCGCCGGTGCACTGGTCGGCCAAGATGGCGTCCGTGTTCGCTTCCGTGGGCCATTTTGCGTCAGTGAAGGTGACTCGGTCACACTCACAGGGCAGTGGAAAAGCGACCCAAAGTATGGTGACCAGTTCGACGCCAAAAGCGTGACTTACGATTTGCCCGAAACCCCTGAAGGGTTAGTGCAATACCTAGCAAAACATCCTGCGTTCGTTGGGATCGGGGAATCCACAGCCCGCAAGATTGTCCAGTACGTCAGCAGCGCCGAGCACCTTGATCGCGTGATTCGTCAGGATGTTCAAGAACTCAATCGTGCACTGCGGATCCCTAAGCAGACATTGCATTCATTGCGGGAAGCATGGATCGCCAACAGCGCACAAAATGAGGTCCGTTCCTACTTAGCAAGCTTTGGGCTCTCCCATCTTCAAATGGAAGCCTTGATCGAGGAGTTTGGCTACTCGGTCGTTGGTGTGCTAAGAGCCGATCCGTATTTGATCATTCAGTACGTCAAAGGCTACGGTTTTAAGCGAGTCGACAAGATAGCAAGATCCATGGGGGTTCCAAAAGAGCACCCAGGAAGGCTCGAAGCCGCTTTGTGCTATTTGGTTTTCGATGAGGTCAACTCCGGTCACACATGGATATCTCGCGACGAGCTGGTTCACAAGGCAACTGAGTTGCTGCTCCTGGATTCGCTTGACTGCCAGTCAACCATCGAGGTTGCTCTCGAGCGAACCATCGAGCAAGGGAAGCTTATCCTCAACGAGGATGCTGTCGCTCTGGCCTATTACGCGGAATCCGAGTGGTTCATCCACCAGTGTTTTCAGAATTACGGCAACGTGACTCGTCCGCTGGGGATCAGACCGGCGCACGGGGAAGGTCTCAAACGTGCACAGCTAGCCGCCTACGAGGCTGCAATGCTTCATGCGATCGTTGTGATTTCTGGAGGAGCAGGTACCGGGAAGACGCACACTCTGGCTCGCCTGGCGAAGACCTTCGAAGCAGCCAATCTCAAGGTTGCACTTTGCTCGCCCACAGGGAAGGCCGCAAAACGGATCGAGGAGTCGCTGCGATCCCAAGGGCTAACGCTCGAAGCCAAGACGATCCACCGGTTGCTCGAGTACAACGGTCATGAGTTTCAAAGACGGAGCCTTTCGATACCCAGCAACCCAGAAGCTGGCAATGCTCCAAGCGATGCCTTCGATGTGGTTATCGTAGACGAAGTATCGATGGTCGATGTCCCCTTGATGGCGGAATTACTGCGACGCATCGACCTAGGCACAACCAGGCTCATTCTTGTTGGTGACCACAATCAATTGCCCCCTGTAGGCGCTGGGAATGTTCTTAGAGACTGCATCAAACACAAGCTTGTGCCGACGTTCGTTCTTGATGAGGTAGTTCGGCAGGCAGGTGTGCTCAAGTCCAACAGCATGGCGATTCTATCGCAGCGCCTGATGCCAACGGCTCTGGGAGATCCTGGCTGGAGCGTGATCGATTCCCTCAGTGACCCGATGCAGATCCAGGTTTACCTGCGCGATTTAGTGCTCAATCGAATTCCGGAGCGGCTGGGTCTAGACCCTGTCAATGATGTTCAAATCATCACGCCGACGCACCTTGGTTCTCTCGGTACCAAAGCCATCAATGGAATGATGCAGTACCTGCTCCACGGTGAAGTCAATCGTAAGTTTGCAGTCGGGGACAAAGTCATCCAGACGGTCAATGATTACAGCATGGGGGTTATGAATGGCTCCCTTGGTATTGTCTCGGAGATCGATACTGAAGATGGGACCAGGTACATCGTTGATTTTGATGGGCACGGTCGCAAGCTAGTCCAGGATGACCAGATTCTTAATGTCCAGCTTGCTTACGCGTTGACTGCGCACAAAGCCCAAGGGAGCGAGTTCCGTTGCGTGGTCGTACTGTGCCATAAA